TGATACCTCATATACACATCACCGTTATTACCGCCACTTGGATTACCCGTTCCGTAAGTTATGACGGGAACTGTAACATTGATTGTCTTATTTGAACTTCCGTTATAAGTCCCGACACTTGATCCGTTTTTTTGTACAGTCAGTGTACCGAGATTTACATTTATGTCCTTATTTTCCGAGCCATTATACGTTCCCATAGACTCACCGTTTCGCTTGACTGTAAGCGTACCGAGATTTATATTGATGTCTTTATTTTCCGAACCATTATACGTCCCCATAGACTCGCCGTTTCGCTTAACTGTAAGCGTACCGAGATTTATATTTGCATCGGTTTCGGTTTGGCCGTTAAAAGAGCATATTTCTTGCCCATTTAGCTTGATTGTCAGCTTTGCAAACCCATTCTCAAGCAGATATTTCAAAAGCACGGCATTTTCACTTTCAGGCTCAAGATGATGTATATCTTCCTTTGTATATTCTGTCGGATTGCTCCTCCAAAATTGCATTATTGTTTCGGGTATATGCGAAGGTTTTGCCAATATTATCACTCCTCGCTCAGGACGTAAAAATTAACGGGAACATGAAAGTAACCTGTTTCAGGCTCATACATTTCAGTCCCGTTATCCGTCCATATAAAATTGTTTTCTCTTAATTTTTGCTTTACAGATTCAGCTATATCTTTAAAATTGCCTTTGCTCCAAATATCTATCGTGCCGTAACAAACCTCTTTATGATAATCATCATCAAAGAAAAGTTCGGGTCGCTCATTCCAAGTGTAATAAGTAAGATATGTGTTTTCTTTACCGAAATATTGATAATACGAAATAGGGATATATCTGCCATTAACCGAAAAATCCGAAAAAATTTCTTCAATCATGGGATTTATATTCATAAATACTCCTTAAATTGTGCCATTTATTTCGGCTTTATCACAAAGCGCTTCTGTGTACATTTTTCGGTTTTTGACGTCTTCGGCAGATAAAATTCTATATCTCCCGGTATCACAAACAATTACATAATCGGATTTGATTTCCAAATCGGGAATTTTGCGAAATTGAAATATAACGGTTGCTTTCGAAAAAGCCGCACGATTTGCCCACACTCTGCTTGCATGACGTTCTTCCTTGTATGCTCTGACACTCGCAAGAACCACGTCATTGACAGTTACGAATCCTGAACTGTCTTTGATTTTTCTGGGCTCAATTATATCTATAAATGTTGTCATTTTGCCAATACTCAAGATTTACACCTTCCAATTTCTGTCGAGTCGTAAAAGGGTATTTACCGTGTTCCATACCTGCGTGGCCGCATTTACATTATCCGCAAAAAATCCACCTGTAGAGCCATCTCGAGATTCATAAAAATGAGACGAAAGCATAATAACAGCTTGCTCTGTTGTCGAAGGCATGGCGTTGACGGCATAATATCCTGCGGACTTTTTTTGGTAGCTTTCGGCATAGGATATTGCAGAATTTATAAACTCCTGCAAAATTTCATTGTCTGTATCTGTATCTAAAATTAAGTTAGCCTTGACTTTTTCAAGTAAACTACTCATTTAAATTAACCCATTTTAAGAAGTTTAATGCCTTCGGGGAGGATAACTTTGGCATCCACACGTTCTGTAGCAATAAAGCCTACTTGTCCGTTTCCTGCGTAAAGTTCATTTAATCTTTGAACGCTCCTGCTCATACGGTCGGCAATCCAGTAATTCGAGAAATCACCAAATGCGATAGGCAGTGCTTCGGCGGCGACAGTCGGAACATAGGGGGAAGTATACAAAGGATATCCTAAGAGTCTGTCGGGCTGTCCTGCTTGTAGTGACGGTTGCCATAAATACGCTCCGTTGGTATCTTTTAACTTACGAAGCATCGAAATTGTGGCATCGTTCATTAAAAACACAGCATTTCTGCGGTATGGGGATTTAAGCGAATGCACTAAGTCTATTATATTATCGCAGTTAATGTTTGTCGTGCTTGTGAGAGTTATCCCAACTTCACCGCCTTGATCGGTAAATATACCCGTTGGTTGACCTACGCCCGTACCCGTGCAGAATGCTTGCTCTTCGGCAATTCCAAACGCCCTCGCAAATTCCGATGAAATATAGCTTTCAATATCAAACATACTGTCTTGCAAAAGCTCGGTTGATACTTTTACCAAATCCGTAAGTTTAAATGCATCAATTGTTTTTTGTGCAAATGTGGGATTCGATTCAATATATGCTCCGTTTTCGGGTGTCCATTTGGCTTCACTGTGAGTCGCTGCAACAGGAATTTTTCGCTCTGCGGCGGTCGTGATAGTTTTTGCTATGGTTCTTATTACGTTATTTTCCTCAAGTGCGGTAACTATTTGTTTTTCGAACTCTTCAGGAACAAGATATCCTCCGTCCGCATCTATAGACTCTTGCATAACATTATAAATTTGCGGTTTGCCACGAAGCACATTTAAAAAATCTTTTCTGTATTCGTCACTTGCACGACCAATTTTTGATTTTTTTAGTTTGCTTGTCGGCTTTTCAAGCAGAGGATTATTTGTTGCTTTGCTAAGTTCCATATCGATTGTCGCTTGCTTTTCAAGTCGGTCGATTTCTTTTCCAAGTTTTACAACGTCTGCCTCCATTTTATCATAAACGCAAGCGTCTTCTTCGGAAATAAAGCCGTCAGCATTCCTTTTGCTGTCTAAAAATTCTTTGGCATTATCCCATAACTTCGTTCGTTTTTCTCTTAAATCTAAAATAGTATTCATACAAATTATCTCCTTTTTAGCAAATCAAGCCTCTTATACAAAGGCTCGATTGATATTTTTTGTTTTTCTGTTGTCTCTGTGACTTTATTGTTTTCAGTTTTAAATTGCTTTTTTACTTTGTTCATAACACATTGAATTGCTGATTTTCTGCTAAACATAAATGCTTCGTTTTTTGGTTTTTGCTCTTCGGTATCTTCATCGCTTTCATTATCATCTTTATCATTTTCAAATAAAACACCGTCCGCAAATCCCAAATCCAAGGCTTTGTATGCGTTCATCCATGTTTCGTCATCCATCATTTTAGATATTTTGTTTCGAGGCAGATGTGTTTTTAAAGCATAGGCATTTATGGCAGATTCTTTGACTTCACCGAGCATTTCTGCCGCACGTTTCATTTCAAGCGAATCTCCTTCGGCACAGGCGAAAGGGTTGTGTATCATAAGTTGGCTTACGGGGGACATTAAGATTTCGTCTCCTGCCATGGCGATGATTGAGGCAGCTGAAGCAGCGATTCCGTCAACCTTTACTGTCGTTTTGCCTTCATAATTTTTTAATAAGTTATATATCTGAGCACCTACGAACATATCTCCGCCCGGACTATTAATCCACACCGAGACGTTTCCTTTGCCCGAATACAGCTCTTCTCTGAAGATATCCGCAGTTGATTTTTTGGTTTCGCCATCATATATGTCAAAATCATCGCCATCAACTATTTCTCCGCTTATATACAGCACTCTCTCGGTTTCTTTCTGCACGAAGTTCCAAAATTTCTTCTTGTTTTTCATTTTCTGCATCATTATCACCTCCGATTCCATTTGATTTTTCTGCAAATGCACCTGCATCGGCAAGTTTAGTCATACTGCCGTTTACAAGATACAAGTTTCCTCCGAGTTCATCGGGAATTAAGTCCATATTTTCAAGTTCTCTTACATCATTCGGGGATAAAAAGCCATTTTGAATTCCCGTAGAATAACCATTCATTCGGCTTTGATAATCACCACGAAGTAAACCGTCCACATTGAATTTGACAAAATAATCACGCTTTTCACTATCCTTAAACAAAGAACGATGAATGGCTTGTTCCCACCTCATAACCCATGGGTCAAGTGTGTATTTTACAAACTCAAGAGACTGTTGTTCGATGTTTGAAAAGCTCGATTTTTCGAGGTCTCCAATCATGTGGGGAGGAATTCTGAAAATTCTCGCTATTTCGTTTAACTGGAATTTTCTTGTTTCTAAAAACTGAGCTTCGTTCGGAGATATACTGATTGGCTGATACTTTAAGCCTTCCTCCAAAATTGCTATACGATGCGAATTACTGCTTCCTTGAAAAAGCGAATTCCAACTTTCACGAAGTTTCTCGGGATCTTTGATTGTTCCGGGATGCTCCAAAACTCCGCTTGGATTTGCTCCGTTCGCAAAAAATTTAGCACCGAATTCCTCACATGCCATTGCCATTCCGATTGCATTTTTCGCCATAGCTATCGGGGAATATCCGATAAGACCATTGAATCCGAGACCCGGAATATGCAAGACATCTTCTTTTTTTAGATACACTTGACCTTTATTTTGAAGTTTTGGATTGTCGTTATCATTAGGGGAATAAATGTAATATATTTTCCCGTTCGGGAGTCTGTCTACAGTCATGCGATTGGGAGCAAGCGGGTAAAGTGCAAGCACGTCACCTCGTCCGTTTCTGATGACTTGCGAATATGCATTTCCCCAAAGCAAAAGATGACTCATAAGCGTTTCTCTGAACACAAATGACGTCATCTCAGGGTTTGGCTCATCATGAAGCAAAAAGTATAGTGGGTGATTTACGGCTTTTTCTTTGCCACCGCTTTTTGTATGTTTGTATGTGTGTAGTGGAAGTCCGGCAATCGCCTCGGATAAAATCCTCACACACGCATAAACTGCGGTTAT